CCGTTATCGCCAGTAGCGACCGGTGGCGAATCCATACTTACCCCGACGGCCGGCGTTGCGTCATCAAGTTTGTCGCCAATCGGGACCGGCCCCTTGATGTAACCCTCGCGAACGTGCCGCTCGAACTGACCGCGCTCGTTCGGCGCCCACGGTGGCACGCATCTCGGGTTATATTCACGCCATAGGATGTCTTGCACTTCGCCCAAAGGTAGGCCAAAGCCGCAAAGGTGGCTCGCCACCTCGAAAAGCGTCGTCTGGCCGTTGCTGCCTTGGATGGCTGGCTCTGCCTTTTCAAGCCATCGGCTTGCGCGCTCTTCAATGGCCAGTGGCAAGCGCGGTTGAACTTCATCCACGCTAAAGGATAGCGCTTGCGAAGAGGTTTTTTCCCCAGGCCACGGGCCGCGACCTTGCACGCAATCGGTGAGCCACTTTGGCATCAGCGCCACCCACCAATCATCCATGTTGCAATCATCCAACCGATTAGAGCCGCCAGCCTCCAGCCATTCATAAGGCTCACCGCTCGCGTGCATCGAAGGTGGCGCGATGACGTAGCCGGTCCCGCACCCTCGAACGTCGATGCCTTTGGGCAAATTGCCGGTCTTATTGCTCAAGGTCTCGCGCGGCTGATAGTACAGATGGAAGCCCCCGCTTCCCGTTTTGGCCGTCAACGTTTCAGGCCAATCAACGGCCGTCATCAGCTCCGGGTCATCGATGTCAATAACCACGCCAGGCCCAGGCCACCCCGTCACCAACCCCACGTTGGCATCCGGCATGGCTTGCCACCATGCGCGCACCGTCTCAAGGTCATCGGTGGCTTGCTCCGTCCATCGTATCCGCTGGCCGTCCACAACGGCCGGACGCTTGCCGCGTGGCTCGCATGGGAACACCCGCCACCCCATGGTGGCGTACGTCTCTGCCGCTTTTCCAAATATCGTCATGCTTCCCCAAGTTTGGTACTGATTAGCGCACGTTGGGCTTCGCTAAATCCGAGCACGCAACCGCCATCGCTCGCGCACGCTGCGTGCGTCCTGCACACCACGCAGCAAACGAACCAACGCGGCTCTGTGGCTTCAACCACGCGCTTTTGTGTCTGTTTACGGTCATCCATTAAAACACTCCACCGCCATGGGCGGCTCACGTAGTAACCGCCAAAGCATTCGAGAAAGGCAAGCTCAAAAGGTGAAAAAAATGTTGACGCGCCAGGAATGACGCTTCACCGTTGGGTCAGGATAACCGACTAGACACGGACGCGATACAGCGACCGCAGGAGTGACCTATCATGACGATGTATGACCGCATAGATGCTGCCATGGGGCTTACCGATGCACCGGCCACGGCCGCCCATCTCTTTCAGTGGTTCGAGAGCCACAAGCGTCCCATGAGCGAACAGCGCGCCGACATTTACAACCAGCTTGAGTATAGCTTGGCCGATGTCAACATCGCCCTTCGCGCCGCTGGCCGGGACTATGCACCCGCGCCGCTTGAACTGATGAATCTGGCCGATGCCGTCTCCACGCTTCGGACCATCACCGCGTTGATGCTCGAGCGCATCGACCACATCAAGAGCGAGGATGAAACGGCATGAATTATCAGCAATTAGGCGGATACGCTACCAACCGAAAGCGGTGGCGCTGGATGCCGGGGATGCTGGTGCGCGGATTCGACCCAACCACTAAAAACCCGGCTTGGATGCGCTTGCGAGAGTTTCACTCATCAATGTCGCTAACCGCTCAGGCTGAACAGCTGTTGCAGCCTTGGCCAGACTTCTCCGACCCCGCCACGCTGGGATGTCTTTTGGCGCTCGTGAGGCAAGAAAACGACGACCCACGGCTTCATTGCCGGCTTCGCGCCAACAAGTTCCGCGTCTTTAGTGGTGTCACACCGGTCGGCCGATGGGTCGATAGCGAGGCTAAAGCACTAATAGACGGCCTGATGGTCTGCGAACATCATTGAACAAGGATAAAAACGCATGAAACCACCCTTTGAGATAACCACCACTTTAGGCCGTCAAGACGCCCACATCACGGCCGTCATTCACGGACCTAGTGGTGCCGGCAAGACATACTTGAGCCGCACCACCGGCCAGACTGAAAGCACGCTTATCTTGAGCGTTGAAAACGGCTTGCTATCGCTTCGAGATGTCGAGATTGCAGCGGTTGAGCTTGGCGGATGGGAAGAGCTCCGCCAGATGTTCGGATGGCTGTCGCAGCAAAAGCCGCAACCATACACATGGGTCATTGTCGATAGCATCAGCGAGCTCGCTGAAAGCCTGCTAAACAACCTAAAAGAGCAAAGCCGAGACCCACGGCAAGCCTACGGCGAAATGCAAGACAGCGTGGTTCGCTTCGTGCGCGCTGTACGGTCGCTTCCTTGCAACGTGGTGTTGCTGGCCAAGCAAGAGCGCTTGCAGGATGACCAAGGCCGGATGCTCTACGCGCCTTCATTCCCTGGAAAGCGACTAAGCCAGGCCATCCCATATCTGGTGGATGAAGTCTTGGCGCTCATCCCGAACCAGGACGAAGAGACCGGCCAGATGAAGCCCTATCTTCAATGCCACCCTGATTCAAGCTACACCGCAAAGGACCGAAGCGGCCGGCTTGGGCTCCATGAGCCGGCCAACCTCGCAGCCATTTACCGCAAAATTAACGGGGGAAAGACCGATGTTTAGAGTTGAAGACGTTAAGCCCAAAGCCAACAAACAAGACAAGTTTGAGCCGCTACCGCCAGCGGTCTACGATGCGCAGATTGAATCCGTGGAGCTCCGCGACAACCGAAGCAACACCGGCTCTTTTTTCAAGTTTCGCTGGCGCATCCTTGGACCGTCGCACACCAACCGCGTCATTTTTAGCAACGTGACGTGGCAACATCAAAACCCCATCGCGCAAGACATCGGCCGGCAAAACCTAGCGGAGCTATGCACCGCGCTGAAGCGCAAGGGCTTCGACCGCCCCGAAGAGCTAGCCAACGGCACGTGCAAGATATTGGTGGGCATCGAGCGCAGCCCGCAATATGGACCGCAGAACACGGTGAAGGGATACCGCGCCGCAACATCGCAACGCGAGCGCCAGCACCGGCCGCAGGGTGGCGGTAGGCCACTCCCGCCGCAGCCGCAGCCGGCCCGCTATGATGACTCAGACGTGCCGTTCTAGGTGGCCGGCATGTTGAAGCTCAACCTTTCGTTTTCCCGCGTTGATAAATGGGTCCGATGTCCCAAAGCCTACCGCTACCGCTACCTTGACCGGCTCAAAGAGCCGAGCACGGGCGCGCTTGACTTCGGCAAAGCGGTCCATGCTGCGCTCGAGGCATACACGCTCGGCCGGCCACTTGGTGAGCTCGAGGAGTTTGCAGCCAATGCCGGCATTCGCGACCACCGGCAGATTGACGAGCTTGGCGCGCTGGTCACTAAGGCCAAGCGCCACATCGACGGGCGCGATATCATCGGCGTTGAACGCGCTTTTGATGTTGCGCTTGGCGATAGCGGACCGGCCGCACGCCTGGCGCTGGTCGGTTTCATCGACCGCATCGATAGCCTTGACTCTGATACCGTTGAAGTCGTCGATTATAAAACCAATCAAGCGTTGATGAGCCGCAAGGAAGCTGAAGATAGTTTGCAGATGGAGGTCTACAATCTCGCCGTGCGCCAGCTCTACCCATGGGCCAAGACGGTGAAGTTGACCTTTCACCTGCTACGGCATGACGTGCTCATCAGCGTCATGAAGACGGCTGAAGATGCAGAGCGCACCAAGCGCTTCCTCCTGGCGACGGGCAAGCGGCTTCTCGCGCTCCACGATGGCCAGGACATTGCCACACCTGCGGAGCTATCAACGCTCTGCGGCTGGTGCGGTTACCGCTCGCGTTGCCAAGCCTATCAAGCCGTCCTAGCCGGTGGTGAGCCGGTGGCATGGGCAGACCTTGAAAAGCCGGAAGACTTGGCGAGCCAGCGCGAAGACATCGCCGCGCGAATCAAGATACTTGACGGCCGAAAGCGGGAGCTGGATGGCGCCATCAAGCAAAGGCTTGAGCTCGAGCCGGATGGCCAATGGACGGCCGGTGGCCGGACGTATCGATTGAGCACCAGCACCAAGCGAGTCTTCCCACCAATGGAGACCGCGCAAGCCATCGCAGAGCGCACCAGCACCCTGCTTGGCGATGTCTTTGACCGGTATGCCACCTTCAGCACCACCAAGCTCGGGAAGCTCACTAAAGAAGATAAAGAGCTGCGCGAAGTGCTTGATTGCTTGGCTGATAGAGTGCCGTACCAGCGGTTGGTTTCAAGCAAAGTGAAAAGGCCATAAGGCTCCGCCTTCATTGAGTCTTATTTTTTTTAAAATAATAGTTGCAATATGGGCCCAGGCGCGTACAGTTGATTCATCAACACGGACACGGAGCCCAAAAAATGACAATTCAACAACCTGAATGGATGCCCGGAAGCTACGATTGGAGCTGCGCCACCTTCCTTGATTCGCTGCTTTGCTTAGGACCTTCAAGCGATTGGCGCAAGCTGCGTTGCCCATGCCTAAGCCCAAACAGTAAAGACGCGCTGAAGCTGTACCGCGAGCACGGTGAAGCCCTCAACGCATATGTCAAAGAGCAAAGCGTTAAGTCCAACCCATGGGGAGCGCTTCCGTCCGAGCTTTATGATGAGGATGGTTGCGAGCTTGATACCTGGGAGCTGGACGACAAAGAGCTTTTGGCCGTCCATTGGCTCATCAATGAAGCGATTATGTGCTTCGCGCATGAAGCTCTTGACCTTGTTGAAGCCGGCCAAGCCGCTTGATGCGCTGCAAAGCCTGCCAGCAAAAGCTACCACCGGCCAAGCCAGGCCGGGGTCGCCCTCGCGTGTTTTGCGATGCTGAATGCACGGCATTGGTCCACCACGCAAAGAAGCTCTTGGTGGCACTCGAAGCCAAAGCCGCTATGATGCCAAGCAAGCCGTGGCGGCTTCACCTAACGCATAGCAACCTTCAAGCGTGGCTCACCAGCCTCGAGGATGACACACAATGACGACGCGCGCGCAACCTTTGAACTTTGGTGTTGATGATTGGTTTTTCACCGAAGATGTGGCCAAGTTCACCTTCGAGCTCTACGAAGACAGCGCCGGAACGCCCGTGGATGGCACCGGCTATGATGTCGAATGGCGCATATGCATCGACCAGGAAGCAAGCACGGTGGTGCTTGGAACCATCGACGCCACGGAAGAAGCGGCCGGCCGGTGGCAAGTTTCATGGGATAGCACCGGCCAGCCCATTGGCACGCATCCGCATCAGTTCCGGGTTCGGCCACCGGGTGAAGGATGGCGCACCTATCACAGTGGCGTTATTCAGATTCGCGAGCTTTGTTAATCAAGCACCGGCATTCGATGTTGTAAAAGCAATCCGAGTCATCGCAGCTTGCTAAGATGTCACCGCATTTGGCGCACCTGCCCACCCATATGTGGTGGCTGTTGCCCTTCAGGTAGCACGGCGTGCATTCAATCTCTACTGTCTGCCCCATGGGCAGGCAGTACGCTGCAACGCTTAGCAGGATGTCAGGCATCCGATATGAGCTGGAAGCCATCAGAGATTGCTGTTGAAGCCCTGCGCGCCCTTTCTTGGCTCATCGGCCAGGACGGGCATAGATAGCGTGATGCCGTGCTTTGGATGCGTCAGCCAAAGGCTTTGGGACGGTGGCTCATAGTGGAAGCGTTGCTGGCGTGCGTACTCGTCATAACCCTTCAGCGTGCCATTGACGCGCACATCCCGAAGCGCAAGATATTGGTGCCAATGGCCCATCACAATGACATCAAAGCCACGCCCAACCGCCGCCATGCTTGCGGCCGTCTTCTTATAGCCGCGCATGATGGGGCCAAGCGCACCAATGATGCCGTTGCCACCCTTCACCCCCATTGAATCGCCATGAGTCAAAAGGTAGCGAAGCCCCGCGCAATCATAAAGAAGGTCGGTCTCTTCGCTCACCTGGACCGTGATGCGGTCATCGTTGGCAAACTCCCGCTCAAGCAAGCAATACAGCATCCAGCCATAGCTATGCTCTGCCCTGGCCTTGGCAAAGGTGCGCTTGGTGCTCCGGTCATGGTTGCCATCGACGCAAGGAACGAAGACGTTACCAAATTCGTCAGCTAGTAAACGCAAGCCGGCCACTAGGTGATCACGAAGGTCAAGCGTCGCCGCAATCGGTGGCATCTCATCGGTCGCCAAGAGCTCAGGGTGTATGCCACCGGAGACCATATCACCACCAAGCGCAACCACAATGCCGGGGTAGCCGCCAGGGCTTACGATGTGGGACCGTAGAAGATCGATGGTTCCCTTGATAACGCGCTTCAACCGCTCGCGAGCTATGTCCACATCATACGCATTCAAGCCGAAGACCTCATACTCGCGAACCACTTCGCCCCAATGCAGGTCACTCAGCAAAAGCGTTGGCGTGCCAGCGCTGCCCCGTATCGCTTTAGCTTGGTGGACCCATCGTGGAGCCTTGGCCGGCTTTTCGGCCAGCTTGAAGGCGAGCTTGCGGAGCTTGCGCCGCTCAAATTGACTTCGACGACTTTGTTTTAAAGCGCTCTTGAGCTGGCGAAGCTCATCGGCCATGCCGGTCGCTTCGACTTCATCAAGGCCGGGGCTTTCTTCCACCGGCGCCGGCTTGCCTTCATCGCGGATGGCTTGGTGAAGCTCTTTGGCTTGCTCATTAGTGATGCCCAGCTTTGAAGCCGTTCGCTGGTGCTGATAGTTGCGAGCGTTGCGACCTACAATGGCGTAATGCTCTGAAGCCTTTAGCTCTTCCAGTGTCATCGGAGCTCCACTGCTAGCCACACCGCCCCCACTATCACCGCGCCCACGGCCGCGCCAATCGTCGCAATGCCCCACGCTGGCAACGGCTCAACCGCTGGCTGGCGCTGCTTCAAAAGCTCTCGGAGCTTATCGGCTTCAGTCCGATATGCACCGGCCAGCGCTTCTGCCTTTTGGAGCTCGAGCCGGCTTGCGTCTTTTTCGTGCTTAAGCTCAAGCTCAAGCCGTGGCAAGACCGATACCTTGAGCTGTACGCATTCAACCGCCACGCGCTCAGGGAAAAGCACGCCCGTGCAAGGTGCCGCAGCGCCTTCGCTCAGTTCAAAGGCTTGTGGGCATGGCTTGGACGCCATCAAGACGCTCGCCAGCGCCACCAGCGCCACCACCCTAGTCCGCATCATCGAGCCCAAAAGCCGCGTTGACCTTGCCGGCCGTCGATTCAATGGCGTCGATGTCCGCTTCAGCGGCTTTGATGTTCTCCAAGAGCTTCGCCGTTCGCTCTTCGAGCGCTTTGGCTTGCTCCGCATACCTGCCAGCCGCTTCGGCTTGAGCCTTGGCCCGCTCTTCAGCGGCTTCGATGGCACCGCGAAGGGTCTCAATGTGCTTGCGGTAGCCTTGCGCTTTGCTGCGCCAGGACCGGCCCCAAAGATAAAGCGCGATAGTGGTTGGCACGATGAGCACCACGCCCAAAAGCCAGCCACCGGCCTTCTTTAGTGCGCCGGCCACACCGGCCATCATTTTCGCGCCTTAATCATTGCGATGGCCGTATCAACCACGGCTTGGCTGCTCACGTAGGCAATGGCGATATTGGCCCATTCAGAGCCCTCGAGATGGCCACCGAAGAGCGCAGCGGTTGACACCCCGAACGCGATGAGTTTTCGGCTCGCAAACTTGCCGAGCGCCTTGTCTAAAAGTGCTTTCATTGCCGTTGTTTTAACAGAAGCCGCCTAATCTCTGCAAGCTCGGACCGCATCTGCCGCAGGTCTTCTCGCAGCGAGGCGAGCTGCACAACCAATGTTTCGACCGGCCGCAAGCGCTCTTCATAGCGTTCTAGGCGCTTCTTATTGTCGGCCACTTCGGACGCCATATGGTTCACATCCGCATAGAGTGTGCCGGCAAAGCTGGCCACCGCAAGGACCGTGAGACACCAGCCAACCACCGTCCCGACATTCGCCCGAAGCCATCCGCCGTCATCGCTCATACTTCAAGCCCTTCCATACCTGGGGGTTTTTTGGCCCTTTCAACGGGCACCATGCCGCAATCTCAGTATACCCAAGCTCATGGCACGTTGCGATGCTTTCCCGCAGCCCTGGCGCCGTCTGCCGGTAAGAGCCAACGTTGTAGTCCGCCAGGTGAGGGATGATGCGCTGGCCGACTTCTAGCCGCTTGCCCCACTTTTTATGGGTCCACCGCTCGAGCTTGCCCGGTGTCCGATACCACGGCCGGGGCTTGATGCCATTGCGGCGGCCAAAAGTGTGGCACTGTGGCATCCAATAAGCTGCGCGCTCTGCTATCGACGCCACTTTAGACCACTTCACCATGGGAACGTCTGTAAAGCCCCAATCACGGCCGCAAAAGGCTTCTCCGATGGCTTCCGCCGCATCTTCGCGCTCGGATGCTTTAGACCTTGCCCAAGGCCCTTCAAGGTCGCATAGCAGACTTCTGGCTTGCGTCCGGTCGAGTAGCTCAAGGCAATCATCAATCATGCCGTTAAGCCATGGCGCCTTCGGACGCACCCACGTCATGAAGTGAACGTGGCAACCAAGGTCCTCGAGCTCATCGACGGCGTTCGCATAGTCGTCGAGCTGGTAAAACGTAAACCACGTTTCGCGCGCGTTCCCATCATTCAAGTTGATGATGACATCCGTGCAGAGCTCCGCGTAGCGCTCGCGAAGTTTCCGATTGTTCGGGTTGGCGATGCGGCCCCATGCGTTCAAGTAGGTGCGTTCGATTAACATGCCGTGCATAATATACCAGCACCACCCAAGGGTCTATGATGCTTGTCAACCTCAAGTTCGATACTGCCAGCTTTGACCGTCGCACCAAGCGCATCGCCAAGCAAATACCCTTTGCGATGTCTACCGCGCTTAATATGACCGCTTACGATGCGCGCGACCAGCTACGCGAAGACCTGCCGCACTATTTCACCATCCGGTCAAGGTGGGTGTCGAAGGGTATCGTTGTGACTCGAGCGAACAAAAAGACGCTCACCGCTGAAGTCGGCTCTCGCGATGCCTTCATGGAGCGCCAGGGCCATGGCGGCATCAAGACGGGATTGAACGCGGGGAGCATTGCCATCCCGCGCGCCATCCGAAAAACCAAAGCCCAAAAGACCACGCAAAGCCGATGGCCAGGCCGCTTGATTGCCAAAGGCAACCACATCGTTTTAGACCTGAAGAGCGGGGACAAAGGCGTCTTTCGCATCTACAAGCGCAAGCCGCCAAAGCTCATGTATGTGCTTCGCAAGACGCTCAAGGTGGAAAAGAATTGGCCTTTTGATATCCAGGTCTGGATAGCCGTAAAAAAGAACTGGGAGCGCAATCAGCTCCGCGCCATGGTCAAAGCGCTGAAAACCGCGAAGTAACTACTGCCAAAGCGGGATAAAGTATTGCGTCTTCACGCCGCCCGGTGGCCCAATCTGAAGTTGCAACCATTGCACCTGGCCAGCGCCAGCCGGACCAAGACCGCCAACGGTGGCAAGCGTCGCCGCAGCACCACCGCCAGGCGCTTGAGTCGCGTTGTTTGGCTCGATGTCGCCGCATTCGAGCTTCCCGGTGCCGGCCTTCATCTTCACCGTGAGGTTGCCACTGCCATCGTATAGGTTGACGGTGTTGGGGTCTGCCAAGGTGGGGCCAGGACCGGCGCCGAAACTCGAAGCCAGGACGACCACGTTGTCAGCAGTCACATCCGCGTCACCATCGCAAGAGATAAACGTGGAGAACTCACACGCATCAAGCCGTGGTCGCGCCAAAGCGCTCACCGAATCGGCACCACTGGCGATGATGGCCGAAGCCGTTGAGCCGGCCACCGTGCCACCGGTGCAGGCGATTGCGGCATTGTAAGATGACGATGCGCCTAGCGCCATCTGGACCAAACCAGAGCCGCTAGCAAGCGCCACGCAGGCCACCGCATCGGTGCTCACCGTGACTTCTCCACCGCTGGTGCTTTTGCAACCGATGATGGCCGAAGCCTTGCCTTGATTGGTCGGCACAAAGCCGGCCACGCTTGCGTCATAGGCGATGGTGGCCGAACAATCGTAAAGCGGCGAGCCACCATCGACATTGGTGTTGACTGATGCGATGACGGTAGAGCGTGGCGAGGTCACTTCAGCCGCTTGGCTTGCCAGAACGGCCGAGCTCCCACCGGATGCGAGCGAAGTGGTTGAAGCTACCACGGCTCGCGTGTGGTTCGTGGTAACGCTTCCCGTGCTTGCGGCATCGCTTTTGGCCGCTGCACCGCCACCGATGGCATCCCACGCTTGAGCATCATTGGCCTTATCCAGCGTCAAGCCGGCGTTCTCTACCAGCGCCGCAAGCTCATCCATCATCGTGTTCATATGCTCTGCATCAACGATGGTGCCTTGACCGGGCAAGCTGTCTTGATAAAAGCCAGCGGTCCCAATCGGGGTCTTGGCTGGCTTTATGGCCGTGTTATCGGTGGCGTCGGTTCGATACATGGTTCACCTAGCTATAAACGAAGACGGCCACGGTATGAGCCGGCTTTAGTCGGTTAATCTCGCACTCCAAGAGCGCCCGCTCTTCAGCGGTGAGCGTTGCGCTGGCATCTACCTGCCAATAGTAAATAAGGTCAGCTTGGCCAAGTCGCTGGCCGGCGCGGCTGGTGCCCACTCGGAAGGCCGAATACGGGTTTTCAGTGACGGTGACGATAAAGCCAAGATTCAGCGCCACTTCTTCAAAGAAAGCCGGGGTGCCTCCGTTCGTGGCTAGCCAGCGCGCCAACGCCACGGCTTGTTGCTCGCCAAGCGTTGCCGGTATTTCGGGCACGCAGTCATCCGGTATGCCCACCGCTTCAAGCCATCCTTCAATAATTCGGCTTGCGGTCTCTGGTGTCATTTCGGCATAGACCGCCGCAACCATGACCGCATGAACGCGCGCAAGCTCTTCCGCAGCCGCTTGAAGCCATTGGTCAAAGCGCGTGCCAGCCGTCGAAGCCGTCAACCGAGCCGACGGCCCCAGCCGCCGCAATAGCGTCAGGTAGTCATCCGCCGTTAGCGCGGTATAGCCACCGGGCCCGCTCATACGAAGGTCACCGTTCCAAGCGTCAACACTTCATTGGACGAAGCCGCCACGGCTCCCGCTGGGCTTGTTACAATGTGATATTCTTCGCCCTCAGCACTGCTAATGGCTGCGCTTATTTGTGACGCTTGAATGATGTAACCGCTCGAGCTCGGTGCAGCGAGGCGGATAAACATCTGGTTAAGCTCGTCTTCAATGGCTTGTTCAACGCTTGCCAGGCCGGAAGGCTGAACTTGAATAGTGAAGTTCACTTGGCTGGATACAACGGGCGTCACCGTTACCGCAGCCGTCACGGGTCGATTCGCATCAATCGCCGCTTCAACCGCTGCAATCTCTGCCGGTGATGGAATGATGGTGTTGCTGTCCACCCCATCCCCATCGACCACAAAGCGCACGCCGACTGTCCCGGCTCCGAACTCTAACGGCTCTACAAAGACGCGATCAACCCCAGATACTTCGCGCGCCCATCGTTCATAGTCAGCCACCGTGCCAGCTCCAGGCGGCTGCCGCCAAGCGATAAGGATTCGCTCGCGCCAATCCTCAAGGCTCTCTTCGTCCTGGCCACCCGTGATGGGAGTTGTGGCGTCAACCTCGCCCTCCGCATCAATGCCGGCCACCGTGCCGGCGAGCTCCCACTTGACACCGGCCACGCTATTCGGAGCCGCCCCGGCTTCATCGGCCTGCACCGTGACCGTGACCGTACCAGCCACCACCGTTCCACCAATGGTCACCGTGGCCGACACCCCATCTTCAACCCGCTGCACTTCCGTTCCAGCCGGCAACGTGGTCCCATTCGTGCCCGTGAAAACAAGGTCACCGCTCGCGAAGGTTGCAGCGATGCGCGACACACCGCGAATCTTTGCGTGCTCGCCAAGCCAGAACTCAGCGGCCGTGGTCGGCAGGATTTGCTCATATCCATACGCCACCGCGTCATGAAGCGAGCGCACGGCGCCGGCCAAAACTCGGGTAAATATCCAGCCAGGCGAAAACTCAACCCGCGCGTCTTCATTGTTCGTCTTCGCGTTGTAATCGCTTTCAATGCGCGCGATGAGCTCGCTTTGGGTAGGTGGTGTATATCCGGTATCAGCCATTGAAGATGCTCCAAAGGTCTTGCTCTTCAAAGATGGGGGTTGCGTCGCCGGCCTTGATGACAACCACCGAGACGGTCAACCGTCCACCAGCATAACCGGTGGACACGTCGAGCGCATCTGCCAAGCCATCTTCAATCATCCATTCAAGAGCCTCATAAATATAGTCTTTTGCAAGCCTAGCGGATTCAGCGTTAACGCTCCGTGACTCCAAAAGCCACAACCGCGAGCCAATCTGGCGTTGGCCGAAGCCATCCGCCCACCATCCGCGCCGGTCGTCGTCGGCCACCCCGAGCTCGTCATCGTCAGCCGCTCGCCGGTCGCACCGAAGCGAGATAAGAGCGCTCATCCGCAACCGGTCATCGCGCCGATGCGGGAAAATTTCCCAGGCTTCGCCGTCGATGATTCCACCGTCAAGCGATGAATCGAAAGACTCTTGGAGCGGTTCAAAACGCTCAGGAGTCAAAAGGCCCCAAAGGCCACCCCAGCCACCGCCCCACCTCATCGCCTAACCTCAAGGATGACATAATCGGTGTACTGGGCCACCGGGTTTGGTGGCGTCGTTTGCGCCATCGTGGGATCCGGCGCATCGGTCTGCCAATAGTGATAAGTTCCGCTGGGGCTGTGAAACTTGCGGTTGAAGTACACATCCGAAGAGCCAGCGGCCACGGGCAAAATGACGCGCCAAGAGCTGCTATAGTAGCCGGAAGCCAATCCGGTTCGGAATGTGAAAGCCATAACCTATCCTATGGTTTACGAAGAATGATCTGGTCGGCCTTTTGATAGCCGGCGCTGGTGGCGCCATCGACATCGGCCGAGTCATCGATGCCGGTGGCTATTTCGGGGCATATCTCGCCTTGGGCTCCGTTAAAGTCAGAACGGCAAAGAACCAGGTTTTGCGTTAAGTGGTTGCCGTTGAAGTCTACAAAGTTTGGCGTTGAGCCGTTGAAGACATCCGAATTGCCGCGCAACGCGGCATATCCAGCCGTTGAAGTGTCGGCCGTAGTGTGGGCGTTTTCTACCGCGCAACGGCTTAGGCAGCTGGATCCAGGCGTAGCATAGCCCCAGGTGTTGGTTGATGTTTGGTTGATGATGCTCGGTTGGCCACCAAGCACCGCACACGGGTGCGTATCCGGGTCCGCGCCAACGCCATCCTGGCGCACTGGTCGATAAATGCCACCGCAAAGCAACCCGCTATCGCTCACTCCCGTTGATAGCACAATGCGAGCGCCAAACGATGTGAGCGCTTGGCCGGTCGGTCCTGGCGCTACGCCAAAGGTCGGATCATTGGTAGCAAAGAGCTCGAGCGTTGAGCCAGCGCCAGGGTCAAGGCTATCGTTCCACCGGATTGGCGTTGCGTTCACGGTGTTGGTCGCGCTGGCGAACTCGGTGGCGTTCGCCCATCCACCCCGGAAGGCAAAGCGATAGTTCAAATCATCGCCGGTCGTCTTCGATATCTCGCATTGCCAGGCGCCGCCTGCGGCGTGCGGTCCGGTGATGACCAGATAGCTGCCATCAAGCCAGTCGCTAGGCCCCGTGGGCGTGGCTCCGCTTGGCGTGGAGCCGTTCAAGCTCACGGCTGGCGTACCACCGTCGTCTACAATGGTGATGCCAGCGCTTGCCCATCCGGTCGAAATGGGGTCATTGGTTAGTTCGTCCCATATCGCGTGCATAACGTCTTCAACGGTTGCAACGGGGATGCCTCTTCCTACGGTTGCCATGATTGCTCCTATGCACTGAGGGACATGAAAGCCCCGCCTACGGTGATGATGTCTGCACTAGTCGAGCCAGTGACGCTGGCCCGCACTTCGTAAATCTTTTCAGCTTGCTTGAGATTGCCGGCCAAAGCCCCCACGGTCAGCGTTGCATCGTACTTGGTTGGAGCCGTACTGGTGATAGTTCCGATGGTCGCAACCGTCTCCGCATCGGTCAGGTTGTATAGCGTAACGGTGCCGGTGACGGCCGCACTCACCGAAGCCACCACGCGAAGGCGGAACGTGCTGTACCGGTCTTCGTAAAGGCTGGCATCGAAGGCGAATTGGCCGATGGTGACGGTGCCGGAAGGGTTCTCAACCACTTCATTCGAGGCAATTTGCTGTTGCTGCTCTGGAGCCGCAGCGGCCAGGATGCCGGCCAGAAGCGTAACCTCTCCAAAAGCGCTTTCGTAGTCGCTCCACTCTTGGTCTGAATCGCTTAGGTTGAAGCTACCGGCATAGGTGGAGCCGCCTTTATTCGCATCGGTGATGCGGATAAAGCCACCGGCATCGAGGTAAAGGTCATCGCCGTTCGATTGAAGAAAGAGCGCATTGTCGGCAATCACCGAAAGGTTGCCGTTAGTAGAGTTAATCTCTCCGGTGTTCTCGCCAATGCTCAACGGGTTGGAGCTCTGGTTATCCACCCGGATACCGTTGAAGACTTGGTTGCCCTGGCGCAGCGCCGTGCCATCGGCATCGTCCCAAAGCGCCAAGTCTCCCGGTGTAGTGTTTCCCACCCCCGGAGTGGTGAGCGCCGATGCGGCCAGGTTGGTGACAACCTCGGTGATGTTCGCGCCGGTAGCAGCCGCTATCGCACCCCGCAAGTCATCGCTAATGGCCTGTATCTCATCATCGTGCTTATTGTAATCGGCACCGTTCGCCACCGTCGCATCACCAGGGCTATCGTTCGCCGTGCTCTGCGGGTTCGGGGTGTAAGCGCTTCCAGGGTATTCGGCCATCAGTCAACCGCCTTCACGATGCTCGAGCCGGCTTGTGTCCGGCTGGTCAATGATGTCGGCGCCGTTGTGCTGGTGGCCAATGCGACGGCCGTGACCCAGGCGAAAAACGGCGGGTCAATCGCTCCATTGCTTAACACGTTGTCACCCTCTCGATTCACGCCTTTTGTTGCTCCCGCGCCGAGATGAATCTCGTTGCCCGCGCCATCTAGCTCAACTCGGTCGGCCATGAGCTTCACCACCTGGCCACTCGCATCATACATCACAACCTCACCCGGTTGTAGGTTTTGCGGCCGGTAGCGTCTATCGGCCACCACCAGCGCCACGTTTTGATCCGCGCTGGCGCTCAATGCGGCAATAATGCTTTCCGGTGAGCCATCGGCATCCGCGTCAACCGGGCGGGCGCTGTATCCGTAAGGCTCAAGGTGCTCAACCTCATCGTCTTCGTCGTCTGCAAGAATCTGCAATTGAAGCAACCTGAAGCGGTGGCCTTCATCGACGCGCGAAACCACCGCCCGCAAAATCAAGCCTTTGAGCTTGGCCACATAGGCATTCATCATCTCGCGCATCATTCCACCCGCTTCACCGTGGCTGGCGCATCGGCCAAAACTTGCTGCCGCCGCTTGTCGTCGGCATCGACATACAAGGTAACGGTGTCCGCTAATGCTGGGAGTTTTCGGCGTTTCGCCTTGCTCCGCTTGGCCTTTCGCTCATCTGGACCCAGCCTCACATATGCGGCCGGTGGCCTTAGCTGCATCTGGCAGACTTCGCCGCTCGAGCGGTCTTTGAGGTAATCGACATCGACGATCAACATCTCTGCAAAGATGCCGCAACGTTCATCGTCCACCGTGACGAGCTGGCCAGGCTTCCAGAGTTCCCCGTTGCTTTGCCTCCAACCGCCGACGGTATAGGTAGCGAGCGCAGCCGTGCCCGAAGCGTTAGCAGCGCGCCAGCGCGCCATCTCAAGAGCGCGCTTTCGGTCGATACCCTTTTCAGGTCGGATGAGTAACGGCCGGTATCGGCCAATCGTTTGGTCTGTGACGCTTCCAGAGACCAGCGCGATGCCATCGGCCTTTAGGCCATCGGCCGGAGTTTGCTGGCCACGGCATACATAATCAGAAAACAGGCCGGAGCCATCCGCCCGGAAAGAGCCGGTTAAGACATTGCCACCCGTGCCAAGCTGGATGTCGTCTTCTGCCCGCTTCGGTGGGTCATCCTCGAGCACCCGCGTTAACACCAGCCGGCCTTGCTCGTCATCGGTAACCAAAAGGCCGTAATCTTCAACCAAATCATCAATGGCATCGAACACCTTTGAGCCTTGCGCCACTTTGAAGCGTGGAACTCTGGTGTTGCCGTCAACCGTCGAATCAATAACAAGCTCGATGCCGTGAATGGTAATCAATCCCAAGATGATTTGCTTCAGCGTGCGCCGGCGCCATCGATTCGGCTTGGTGATGATGTCCGATTCCACCAAGTCAATCGTCTTCGAAGCACCTTCAACCGTGAAGGTGGTGCTTCGCTTGTCATAGCTATAGTCGCATCCGGTGGCGTAGCCGGTGACCACTGGCTCACCGTCAATCTTTACCACGGCCTTGGTCCCTGGCCGGACCCATCCGCTCGCCAGCTTGAACTCATCAGCCGTAGCCAGCTCGAAGCCAAAGGTGCGCGCCGCGCTTTCGAGCGATGCGCTTACCCGTATCGAGGTCCACCCGCCAAGCTCCACCCCTGCAACATGAAGCGTAATGACGCTCATTCGCTCAACACTTGCAGCGGCTCAGGCGACACAAAGCCGGGATGAGGGATGTTATTGCGGGCGATAATCTCATCCGCTCGCGAGCCGTCACCATAGAGAAATTGAGCAATCTCCATCGCTGAAGTCACCCCCGGTGGCGTATACGTCACCACCCTTGGAAGCTGCAACGCTCGATTGGTCAGGTCATCCCACATCGCCAAGCGCATTTGACGGATGGCCGCATGAAGCTCATCAAGCACATCGTCGCGCGCTTCGTCGGCATCGGCCAGCGCCTCGAGCTCGTCACGCGCTGCCACCGCATCATCAAAAGCCGTGAACGTCTCGCTCGCCGCAGCATCGCACGCGGCTGCAAAGAGCACCGTGCGCGTCACTATATCTACAATGCGCGCGTTCTGTTGAGCTTGGCGCTCGTTCGTTGTGCCGGTAGCGCTTAACGTGGTCGGCTCAATGCTTGCCACTATGCCTTGAAGCGTCGCGCGGTCCCCGATGGCATCGCCAATGCTTGCTAATGTGCCTGGGAAACTTTCGGCCGTTGTCAGCGTTGAAGCCAGCCGCAAGGCTTCCGCGCTATCTTGCGCGCTGCTAAGCGATGCCCTAACGGCATCAATGATGCGCGTGCTTTGCTCGCTCTTGGCGTCTTGGCCAGCTTGGCCCACGTAATCCGGCCCGGTGGTGCTGTACTTCGCTTCGTATTCGGTAACGGATGTCGTTTGGAGCTGGTCTGCTTTCTGGCCCACGATGGCCGGCTGGTCAACCGATTGCGCTGGGAACGGCCGCTGGCCACCCACTTCGGCAAACTCGAGCTCGAAGGTGGCCGCTCTGCCTTCGTCAATCGTCTCATTGATTGAGCATGAAAGCAGTTGCGCGGTAAGGGTGCCAAAGGTTGGATGGACCAGCGTTCCAGGGCCCCGCTCTTCAACCGCTGCGATGAGCGCATCCCTTCGCCGGCTGTAATCGTTGGCATCGGCATCTTGAGCGATGATGAAGCCTGATAATCGATAAATGCGCGTCTTTCGCCCAAGGTCGTCGAAGTAAACGCCATCATCACCAACCGGCTCTTGGAGCACGCCGTCACGCCCGAACTCAGCGCTTGCGCTTTCGGTCTCGAACGGCACACCGCGAAAGCTGGCTGGCCTTAGCTGGTCGCGCCACGCCACTATTGAGCCGCCTTGCGCTGGCCTTTGGCCTTGCCGCTAACGGCCAAACGCGGTGAGCCTTTCGCAACCGTGCTCGTCACCGTTCCACCGTCAACCTTCACGTTGACATCAACGGTGCCCTTCATCTCTTCAGCCTTCATGCGAGCCTTTCGTTGCTCAAAGGCTAAAAGCTCAGCCGCCCAGTCTCCAGGGTCTACAAAGGTTCCGCCTGCCGCTTCAGTTTGGGCTTTTGTTCGTGCGCGCCGGCCTGCCGTTCGCTCACCGGCAAATAAGCCCATGGGATCAGAGTAATCTTCCGTGATGGTCGCAACCGCGCCCGTCTTGCGTTGAGCTTCGGCCACGGGGTCTCTTCCGGTCGCGAAGTCGTAAGCATCTTTGATGGTGTCTTTGAAATACACCGCCGCAGCCGTCAGGCCGGCGATGGCCACGCCTACCGGACCCAGCGCCGCGACCGCGCCAATGCCGAACTTGGCAAAGTTGGCCAGGATTGGACCGGCCAACGCCACGCCCAGCGCAATGGCCACGGTCTTCAAGCCACCCATGTCATCAATGAACTTACTGACTGTCCCGATGGCCTCTTTGACCCAAGCGACCACCTTGGGCACCCCATCAATCACAGCCTGCACAAAGTCTTTCACATACCGCGCAATCTTCTCTTGATTGCCTGCCACTTTTAGCCACTCACCAAAGCGCCGTATCAGTGGTTCGAGCACGGGCAAAAGCTGACTCATCACTGTGTTGGTGGTGGCCTTGAACTGCTCTTTGAGCCGCTGTATCGCGTCGCTCATCTGCTCGGTTTGCTTGAGCGCTTTGCCGCTCATTACCGCGCCGCTCTCGCGTGCCTCCTTCGCGAGCTTTTCGATGCCTTCCGCGCCAAGCTCGCTGATGCGCGCCAGCTTTACCCCGCTTTCGCCAAAAGCCGCTTGAGCGATGGCCGAACGCTTGAAAGCGTCGGTCTCCTTCGCCATGGCGCCAAGCACGATGTCAATGGCTTGCTCTGTGTTCTTCGCGCCTTGAACCTGCCTTAGAAGGCCCTTGTCAACCTTCTTCAGCCCTTCGGCCAGCTCGCCGGTTCCGGCGCGTGCCTTGCCCATCGACATATTGAGCTTCTGAAAGGCCGCGCGAAGCTCTTGAGCCGTGACACCCTGCCGACCACCGATGAACTCGAACTCTTGAAGCCGTTGAGCGCTTAGGCCGATGGTGCGGCTGAATTTGTTGAGCTCGTCACCGGCGTCAACATAGCTCTTGGTCCAAGCTGTGACGCCTCCGATGGCCGCACCCGTTCCAAGCATGCCAGCCTTGGCCACCAAGCCAGTGAGCTTCGCGCCAACGTCGGCCACCGCGCCACCAACGGACCGCATCGTGCGACCCATCGAGCGCCGAATCTTAGCCGCTGCCCGTCGCAGTGGCGTCGATGCCTTATCTTGCGCCTTGAGAACCCCACTTATTTCAAGTTTCTTTGGCAATCCTCAAGGTCTCCCGCATCCAAAACAAAAATTCACTGGCCGTCATATCAAAGACATCATGCGGCGACCAGCCCCAAAACCGCACCATATTTGCTATGCTCTGGTCTAGTTGGCGTTCTCCTAGCTCGAGCCAGATTGCGCGAAAGGGTTAAGAGCCACCCCGATAGGCTCCGCGCACATTTCGATATCTGCAACGGCGATGTTCTCCGCGCTAGGCTCTGGAACGTCCGCAAGCCGCGCGATGAGCGTGGCCATGGCGTCAAGGTTGCCCTTCTCAATGGCCCCCATATCCACGCCTTTCACATCCCGCAGCGTGGCCGTCTTGAAAAAGAGCTCATGCACTTCTTCACCGTAGACCATGATGGGCTTGCGAAGACGGCATGATGCCACCGCGTTCTTTGGTGGTATGTATCCTCGAGGCATTAGAAGTTCCGGTCAAGGTCCTGCGGCATACACTCAATCCGGATGGTGCGCGTACCTTCGACCGCATCGGCCGGACGCTCACCAGCGGCATAGGCATTGTTGAAGACCCATGACTCGCCGTTGGCAAGGTCAATCTGAACGGTGCCATTGGTCAGGCCGGCCAGATAGTCTTCCATCTCAACATCATCGGTCAGAAGCTCTGCTTCGATAAACGGGATAGAAGGCCGCTCAATGAAGCCACCGCGACCGCTTTGGCCCACTTTGCCCTCGTTGACGGCGCGTTGAGCCTGCACCGTGCAGCTTGCGCCGATGCTCGCGATTCGGCCGTTAAGGTCGAAGCTCAGGGTCCCTGCAAGTTTCACAGCCATTGTCTAAGCTCCTATGAGAAGTCGAGTTGGAAGGCAAGGGTCACATCCCATTGCCTCAGTGGGTTGGCCAGGTCGGCTGGGAGCTCGCTCACCACGATACGCGAGCCTTGAAGCGACCAGTTGAGCCGCTCAACGAATCCGTCCATATCTTCCACCCAGCCGTTTCGGATGCCTTCGCGATAGCCACCGATGAGCACATCGCCAACCACCTTCTTGGCGGTTGTGACCTTGGACACACCCGCGCGAAGCCGCTTGTCATCGCTCACCAAGCTAAATTCAGCATACTTGGCACTGCGCTGCTTCCACACCCGAAGAAGCGCTTGGTTGGTGGCAAGGGTCTGAACCTGGAAGTAAGCGTCATCATCGTTGCCAAGCGCGTCCTGCTGATAGGTAGTCGCGCATAGGTCAACCGAGACTTGACCAGTGGTGCTTACCAGCGCCGAAGCAAGGCCATTGTTCAAGAGCGTATTGCGCTCCGTGGCCGTGAATCGGTCCGTTTGCGACGGTCCAAGGATGCCAGCGAACGCCGCTTTGCTGATGGGGTTGGCGGGACGCGCCGAAAGCGAGCCAGCCGCTACGCTCATCAGAGCCGCTGCAACCTCAAAGGATGGCGACGGGCATGAAGCCAAGCCAAGCACGCTGACGTGCTGGTCGTTGCGCGTAGCTCCGAAGGTCGTCAGGTTGGCCAGGCTGTCAACCTTGCACGCGAAAGCGTGACCGTATACCTGGCGCAGTTTGCCCCACCGGCCCGAATCCGTGTCGTCAAGCTCCGCGCCGATCGCGTTGAGCTCGGTTGCGCTGGTGTACGGAAACGCAATGTAATCATAGCCCGTGTCGCCCATCGATGCGATGGCATTGGTCAGGCTTGGGTCCGTTGCCCCGCCAGCCATGGCCACGATGGCGAGCGATACGCCAACCGGGGTGGATTCTCCACCGGCGAGCCCGAAGTAGTTTTGGCGAAGGTCGAGCTCATTGCCAACCGTGCCAGCGTTCTTCGCAGTCAGGGTGACCACCGCAAGCGCAGCCGAAGCCGTTAGGGGAAGGTCATTGTTGGCATTGATGGCCGATTCAATCGCGCTCGCGATGGCGGTATCTGCATCGCCATCGGCAACCGCAACGCTCACCTTCTGGCCGGCCACATACAGAGCGATGGTGCCGGCCTCCGCTGTGGTCACGCTCACCGTGATGGTTCCGGTAGCCTGAGTCGCTCCACCGTCATCGTCGAGCGGGATGACGTAAAGCGGGATGGTGCGATTGTTCGCGAGTGCTCGCTTGCACATCAAATGCGCTTGCGAGCCCTGGCCAAATAGCGTGATGGCCGAGCTCTCGCTCGTCACCAGCACCGGGGTGTCTGCGGTTGCAGCACCGGCCGCCGTCTTCTGGCCGAAGATAAGCCGGGGCTCACCGGTGGCCGAGCTGATGTTCTGGCTGGCGTCAACCTGTGCATACCAGCCGGGAGTTTTGAAACTAGGGTCAAGCGCCATGGGTTATTCCTTCGGGCTGGTAGTTTTTGATTCGCTCTTTTTGCTTGAGCTTTTGGCCTTGCTTTTGGCCGTCTTGGATGCTGGGAGTTTTTCGGCTTTTGGCTTTTCGGCCTTCGGCTTTGAAGCCGGCTTGGCCTTCGGCTTTGGCTTCGGTGGCTCGCCAATCTTGAGCGCGCCATCGCGCACGGCTCGCAGGTAATAGCTCACCGCTGGAACGTATTCGCCTTCGGGCCGTATCATCCGGTCAGCCATGGCGCGGTTGCCTGGCTTGACCACCGCCAGGCCCGCAACCGGTATTACATAAATCTTATCTTTCGCCATCGCTATACATCCCAATTGGCTTGAATGTTTGGTGCGTCGCCCTGTGGTGGGTCTATTAGCTCAACGGTCGCATCGATGCCATCAAGTGGCGTCGGCGTACCATAATCCAACTGTATCTCTTGCGTCGTGGTGAGCGTAAAGACTATTTGCGAGCCAGCTCGCATTGAGCCTTGAATGCTCATCGTCCGGCTGATGGTGACAGTATCGGGTTTTTCGTATTCATCCCATATGTCACAGTCACCAATGACGGCTTCAGCTATCGCATCAGTGAGCTCATCGCGGAGCTTGGCCACCTGCGGCCGGCTTATGGTTCCGGTCTCTGCTAGGTGAAGCTCAATCACCACATTGGTCTTGCCTTCGTAAGTCGGCACCTGAATGCTCTTGGGTTGCCAAGTGTCTTGTGGCGTATCCACCACGATGGCCGGAAGCTCTTCGTCAGCCAGTGGGTCATTGTCTGGCCGGGAGTCGAACACCGAGCCAGCGCCAAGCGCGAGCTTTCCAGCGATAGCCGGCAAGCCTTGCAGCCGCTTGACAATTTGCTGCCGAGTCTCCCACACGTAAAGACTCATCAGCTCACCAAGAGAAGTATGGCCTTGAAGCCGCCACGGTTATCGTCTTCAGCCTCCACCACTTCAAAACGCTTTCCGCGAAGCTCAACGCGGTCGCCGCGTTGCGGTTCAACCGTGAGGTCTCCACCGCGAATCCGCAACATCGGCCCGCTGGCCGATTGCTCAACGCCAAGCGCTTCAAGCTGCTCATCAACCGGCAATTCAAAGAAGACGGCTTGGATTGACTCCGCAACGCCGGTGCTACACGGGGTGTAGCTCACAGCATCGCCAAAGGTGTCGCGCGTTGCACGATACACGCAATCAGCGATGCCGTTTTCCGGCGTTACGGTGTCAACCCAGGTCACTGGTCAGCCTTTACGGATGGCCAGCGCCGTAGAGGCGAACGCGCACGGTGGTGTCGGCTCCCGCCGCATCCGCAATCGCCACACCGACCAGAAGGTTGGTGTTGGTGGTGTCGCACTCGCGAGCCGCGTCATCCCAGTAGATGGGATCTCCGGCATTGATGGCAAGTGCCGCTTGCTTAGCGATGTCGAAGACACCGGTGACGCACAAGCTCACCTGGGTTGCAATGGCCGCATCGGTGACGGCCACGCCAAAAAGGCAGACCCCCACAAGGCAACCATCGTTGCCGGTCAGCGCATACGGCGCCGTCACTTCAATGACTTCGCCTTTCTGTACTTGGTTGGTGCTCATGTTTGTCGCTCCTTAAGGTACGATGGTCGAGTTCTGGTCATTGATGACCCAGCCACGGAAGTCGATGCACGCCACTGCAAAGCAATTGTAAGAACGCCACTCGACGCCCAGCGTGTTCCAGCTGTCCATCTCTTCGACGATTGGCCCATTCTCCATGCCCTGAAGGTGGGCATAGATGAAAGACTCAATCTGCATGGGGTCAGCGGCGAAGAAGTACACGTCTCCATCGGTCCGGTCGATACGCGCGCTCACCACTGGCATATAGCTCCGGAAGGCGCCGGGGATGGCATTCTGGACCGTATCCGGCACCGTCTGAAGCGTGAGGCTTTCGACGTTGGTGGCCTGGTCGAAACCACACACCACATATCGGGGCTCAAGCTCAAGGTCTTCGTTCGCATCAAGGCCGGTCTGTCGGCCAAGAATCGAACGCATGAAGCCATACTGGTCTTTGCTCGGATCTGCCGCTGCCGGCGTGGTGGTCGAGCTCAGGACGTTTCCGCGAGCTGCGCTGAACATGGGCGCGCCATCGTAGGCAACCGGATTGCTCAAAAGCAGATCATAAAAAAGCGAATTCTCAAGCCGTCGAGCCGCCGCGCCGAATTGCGCGGTCTTGCGCGCAAAGGCTTCAAGGTCGTCATTGATGATGGCTTGCCAAGTCAGGTTCATCTTTTGGCCGTAAGTCGAAAGCGACCACTCAGCCCCCTCAACGGTCTCGGTGGCGTGGCGGAACTCACCACCCTCTCGAATCTCTTGCGGCTGGCCCATGCCGCCAAAGATGAGCTCGCGGGTTGCCTTGAAGTCAGGCGAGACGCGACGGCCGGCAAGCATCTGATAGTTTGCCGGGGCTTCCACATACGCTTGACGCAAAATGCGGCGAGCCGTGGAGACCATCAGGTCAGCGAAGTCGGTCGTGGCAAAGGCGCCACGGGTCTTCAGAGCTCGAGCCACAATTTCTTGCTTGCTCAATCCGGCCGTGCGCTGGCCGCTGGCTTCCGCCGCCATCGTGGCGATGTCCATCAGCGAGCTGTAGCGGTATGCCTTGCCCCGCTCAGAAAGCTCAAATTTGCCAGGCTTGCAGCGATGCAAGAGCGCATCCGCGATGCCTCCAACGCGGTGGTCGAGCTCGTCAAGCCCACCGCCGCTGATGTGCTGGCTGGTCTCCGGCTCATTGCGCTCATTAGCCTCGACATGGAGGTCAATCAACGCCGCCCGCGCTGCGTCTTCGCTGGCACCATCGGCAATCAGCTTCTCAACGGATTCGCCCTCGATGTTAAGCTTGGCCGCTGCCGCTCGGATGTTCGCGATACGCGACCGCTCGCGCACCGCTGCCCGCTTTTCAATATCAACAACGTTCACCGTTTCGGCCGGTTCAGCGTTGTGCTCTTGCTGCTCTTTCATTGAGCCTAACCTCCGCTCTTTGGTTGATGTTTCCGGCTTTTCCGGTGTGATGCTTTCAAAGTTTCGTACCTGCGCCGCAGCATCAAACGGCATAGGTACGATTGAAACCTCATATGGCTCCCAATCAATGGCCATGTATTCATCTGGCCCATCGTCGCGCTGCTCAATCTCATATTGGTGAACCAGATATCCCACCGATACGTTCTTCAGAACACCTTCGCGAATCTTGTGGACCGTATCGGCTGCGCTTGGAGCCGTGCTTAGCCGCACAGTGGCACGCCCGGTGCCCTCTTCGATGCGCGCGCTGCCCTCAATGACAACTCCGATGACGCTTGCGTTGCTTCCGCCGTCGTGCGCTTCAAGCAAAGGTGCGCCACGGTTCAGCCGTTCAAGCCGCACTGCTCCCGGTTCCATGCTCAGCGATTCATAGTAGTCGCCTCGAGTCCAAGAGTTTCGCAATCCGCGCGCACCAGTTGACCAAATAAGGTCCACCGTGTTCTCCGCTGAATCGTAAGACTCAGGCGCGAAACGCGCGAGCATATCGAAAGCCAATGTTTTGCGGTTTTCCATTGCCATAATCTACTCACCAAACCCGTGCAAGGTCAATCATTGAACGAAGCACTTATAAGTCACCCCCAAAACCATTGGGGTATCTGCCGCATGTTTTACCGTGAGCCGCAGGAACACTCCGGCCGGAAGGCTGGCCACGGTTGGCGCGGTAAGGTCGGCTTGATGGTCCCAAGGCGCAAGCGGCATCTCTTGGACATATTCGGCCAAAACCACTTCCTGTGGCTGGCTTTTGTCGATGATTGAAAAGCTCACCGTGTCACCTATTTCGGCACCCCGGCACCAATGGAAACCACCATTTAGCTTGATGTCTTCGTCTAGCCGTTCGTCGAAGCTGTATGTTCCTTGTCCTGGCACCCCGTAAAGGAAGCCCCAGAACTCAGCCCGCTCGCCATCGGCGCCAGTTGCATAGGGCGCGCTTCTTTCTACCGGCCGATAGATGGTCGTCATACGCTTTCTTGATATCCTCGAGCTACGGCAAATTGTGCGGTATCGGTTGAAGGTGTTGTGTAAGCGGCCGTGAGGTCGTCATTGATGCGGATGACCAGCCTATCGCTTGTGCCCTCCGTCAAAACAACCGGCTGGTCAAAGCTGAAGTCAAAATGCAGATAGTCTACGTTGGCTGATATAGCCGAGATGATGTTTAGGAAGTCATCAGCATAGCGCAGGTACTGCCCCATATCGGTTACTGCTCCGGCTCCTGTGATAACCGTCGTCACACCGCTTTGAACGGCTTCAATCTCCACACCGTTAGTCAAGCCGCCCGATGTGGCAGAATACCGCCGAAAGTCATTGCTTCCCATATCGGTATTCTGGCCTTGAATAATCAACCGAAAGCCGGTCACCCAGCGCGTAATGCCAAGCTGTGCACTCACAGAGAACTCGACGGCCGAAACAGACCCATCAACGCGCTGGTCCTCGCTGCCCACGCTATCAACAAAAAACTCCCGAAGCTGCCGCAACGACGCCAAATCATCCGGTGGTATGCCCTTGGATGTTTGCGGCAAGACCGAAACGAGCAAAGCATTGGCATCCGTCACAGATGCCGTGCGGCCGGTGCCTTTGCCGTCCTTGATGGTCGTTTTTAGGCTCATTCAGAACGCTGCAAGTGCGTCAAGATTCGCACCGTGAAGCCCATCGAGGTATTACCGGAAGGTGGCGTTGCAGCCATGACAATTTGCGAGCCACGCGGCAAAGCCCACGGCCCGTCGAAAGTGCTTTCACCTTCAAAGGCGATATAGCTGGAGCCAAACGCCGTCCCACCGCTCACCGTGCTGGTCGAGCCGTTGCCGGTTTCAATGTCGGCGTCAAGCGTCAAAGCTGAGGCAAAATTGGCGTTTACCGCTGCACTCGCTGTTCCATTAGTCAACGCCGCACCTTTGTAAAGCGTCAAGAGCATCGTGGAGCCTGCACCACCGGTTGAAGCCGTTCCGCTAAACTCGAAACGGTCGATGATGATGGTTCGGTCGCCATTGTTCTTAACGAAGATCAAGCCTAGTTCAGTGTCAACCGTAAGCGTCTGAAGCGTGCCAAGCTCAAAAGATGCGCCAAGCAAAACCGCCTCTTCACGGACAACCAAGTTGACGGCTTCAACCAATAGCCGGTTGGTTGAATCCACCCCGGCTTCAAAGCCGTTGCCGGTAGCGTCTTGTATTTTTGCCATGATTAACTCCTAAAGCCCCGCAACGTCATAGTACCAATGCGTGACCAAGACGGCTGTCGCGGCCGTTGTGCCTGCCGGTGGCGTAAGCTCAAACGCTATGCTGGTGCCTGTAGGCAGTTGCCTACCAAGCGGAAAAATCGTTCGATTCGATGCTTGCTGGATTGGCAAGGGAGCACCACCCGCAATGCCAGCCAGGTCTACCGTATCCCCCTGAACACCGCGATAGAGAAGGCCGCTCGGCTGTTTGCTTGAGCCGTGATTTGAATTGCTAATCCCAGCCGTCAAGGCATTGGTAACAATCGTTCCAGTCTCTTCAGGGTTGCGCATGACGCGAAATGTCCAATCGCCAGAACCACCGGTGGCCGTTCCCAAAACGAGCACCGCCCGGTCAAGCACGAAGTTTCTGGAGTCGCCATTTTTGATGTAGAGGATGGCTGAAGCGGTCGAGCTGGTAAACGAAACCGGCTTGCTTGATATCTGCCACCCATCGCCAACGCGGATAGAGTCGTCTTCGCCGGTAATGACGATGGCCTCGCTGGCCAAGCGATTGTTGGCGGTCACTTTGGCGAGAAACCCGCCGCCAGTGCCGTCTTTCAGCAATGTACTCATAACGGGTCTTCCTCTCCGGTGATGCTGCGCATGTGGCGCAAAAGCTCATCCATTTGTGCTTCTATTCGGTAGGCTATAGCCACAAGCTCAGGTTGAGCGATGGCCAGCGCTTGCCGGCTTCCATCCGTGTTGACTTCAGCGGTTGCACCGTCCGAGCTCGCCACGGTCGCTTGCACTTGAACGCGATAGACTTCGCCATCTTGCACAACGCCAACCACGTTCCCATCGGCATCGACCAGCACGCTAGCGGGACCGCGACTCATCACACCCACGTCCTGGTTCGGGAGGTCTCGAAAGCGCCGGCATACGTTATGGCATCCGTCAGCGTCACCAACACAGTCACGCCATCAGTGTCATACATGCGCCACTGCTCCGAAGTGGGGAAAGCGCCGCTGTACGTGATGGCCAGGTCAACAATACGTTGCGTGCGCGTGGCGTCTTCCCACCAATCGACCCCGGTGGGGAAAGCTCCGCTGTAAGTTACGTCCTTAACCGCTCCGCTTGGGAACCCGTCAGCCGGACCATCGTCGATGAAATGGATGAGGTCTCGAAGCGCTTTGTGCTGCGGCTCCGTGATGCCACCACCGCCACCAGGCAAAGAGCCGACCGTGATGGCCTTCTTTGCGTTGCCGGCTGCGCTGTCTTCGATGATGAGAAGATCAGCCGCCACAGGCGTAGCCTTGGTCGCGATAGCTGCAATCTCACCCGCAATGTCATCGTGGATGGCCGAACCATCGGCGCCATCTACCACCGTGGGATTAGGGTACGTGCCGGCAAGCTGGCCACCAGCCGGACCGGTGGGAATGCGCGCATCACTCAACCGGGCATCATTGCCTTCGGTGACCGTGTTAGCGGTTGAGCCATAAATCGGCTCGAGCACGGCGTTGATGTTGTCGCCGCTATTCGTTATGCCATTGGCGCCGGCCACGGTATCGGTCTGGCCGCCTGGCGCTGGATACGGCAAAGAAGCAAGCGTGATGCTCTTCTTTGCGTTCGCCGCTGCCGCGTCTTCAATCACTAAAAGGTCCGCGCCGGTTGGCGTGGCCTTGGTCGGTATGGTCGCTATTTCGCCGCTCAAGTTCCGATGGATGGCCGAACCATCGGCGCCATCCACCACCGTCGGGTTCGGATACGTTCCGGCGAGCTCGCCACCGGCTGCCCCGGTGGGAATACGGGCATCGCTTAGCCTTGGATCGTTGCCCTCGGTCACGGTGTTAGCCACCGCGCCAAAGACTGGCTCGAGCACGGCGTTGATGTTGTCGCCGGTGTTTTGGACGCCATTGGCACCGGTCACGGTATCCGTCTGGCCCCCTGGCGCGGGAGTTGGAAGCGAACCAATGGTGATGCGCTTCTTTGCGTTCGCCGCTGAAGCGTCTTCGATGACTAGCACATCCGAAGCGCCTGGCACGGCTTTCAACGCAATAGCCGCAATCTCGCCCGCTATGTCATCGTGGATGGCCGAACCATCAGCACCATCAACCACCGTGGGATTCGGATACGTTCCGGCGAGCTGGCCACCAGCCGGCCCGATCGGAGCTCGCCCGTCGCTTAGCCTTGGGTCATTGCCTTCGGTAACCGTGTTCGCGGTTGTGCCATAAATCGGCTCAATAACCGCATTGACATCATTGCCGGTGTTTTGCACTCCGTTAGCACCGGCCACCGTGTCAGTCTGGCCGATGCTGCCGGCCACAAGGTCAATCTGCGCCAGCGCGGCTTCAACGTCGCCGGGGCTTCCTATCTCGGGATATGTGCCAGATACCGATACTTGGCTTGCCGTATGATGCGTGGCGAGCTCCGCGCTTAGGTCGCCGTGGTTGTGGCGATGGTCGATGCGCGCGGCCTGGTCGTTCGCACCAGCGTCCACCGCTCCAAGCGGCTGGACATCAAGCGTGCCACCGTAGCCCACTTCGATATCGTCAGGGTTGACGATGATTGAAGCGTTGGCCGCATTGACATCGATGGTGCTGCCGGTCTTGGTCAATCCGGTGCCAGCATAAACCGGTCCGGGTTGCGTGTAGTTCACCACGTAGCGGTCCACGATGACCTTGCTTGTGGTATCGCCAACCGTTCCAACCGCAACCGGGCCACCGGCCACCTGTACCGAAGAGCACACCACCGGCTTGCCCACGGTGGACACTACCACCGGAACTTCCACGATGCTGCTTTCGATACAGTCAGCCACTATGCCACGCCTTCGATGGCCGTTACCGCAGCGTCTTCGGCCGGTGGCTCTTCTTCTGGTAGCCAATCCAAAGCCACGCCATCGGCGCCAAGGCGCTCGCGTTCATTGGCCAATTCCTCAACATGTTGGTCAAAGTCTTTCCCACGTCGCTTCAGCGTCTCGCTCATGGTGTAGAGACCGCTAGAAAGACCAAGCACGTCGGCTTGGAGGTCTTTCACGCGGTCGATCTCTTCATGATGCGGCGCAATCCAATCAACCCGATATTCAACGCCCTCGGGCAAAGCACCGGAAGCAATGGCCATCGATAGCCACCAGCGCCACACCGGCTCGCATACCTGACGCACGATGAGACCTTGCGCGAGCTGGCGCGCCAAGCGGCGCCATTCAATGTTTCCGGCGCGGATGCTCGAGAAGTTGACCTTGGACAAGTCGCCGGCCAAAAGTTCATACGTCATACCGAGCCCGGTGGCGATGCTCCGTTGCGTGACTCGTAAGAACTCTTCAATACCTGTCACAACCGATGGTTGGTGAATGCTCAGGTCCGCTTCGTGGTCGATGTGGTAAATCTCGCCAGGTTGGAGATCGCCCATCGGCACGCCATCGGCATCGCGAATCGGTTGGACGCTTTCAATGTCTCCGGTCTCACCGTCATAGGCCGGCGCCCAATGCTGAAGATCTCCCTTGTAGATACCCACCATGCAGGCTTCCACGCGCTTGCGGAGCACTTCCGCGTCAACGTATGCTTCAAGGTCTTCCAAGAGCATCATGACCGGTGCCAGCCAAGGCACGCCTCGAGCTTGGCCAGGTCGGTCGCAATAGTAGACGTGGGCAATCTCGCTCGCGCGGATTCGGCTTGATGTGATGCCCATCATCGAATTGCTTGGGCTGCTCACATCGTGCGGATGGTACTTGAAGAGCCAGTATGCCACCCGCCGCCCTAGCGCGTTGAACTCCACGCCTTGAACAATGCGACCACGACCCACCATATCGGTCCGGCTTTCGTCTAGGTAATCGGCCTCGAGAACTTCAAGTTGAAGCGGCACGGACATGCCATCTTCGGTCCGGCGCGGCCTTCGCCGTATCAGGCATTCGCCATCGCCGGGAATGGTGCCGGCAATGAGCCGCTGAAGCCCGTAGAAGTCATGCCGGCCATCGGCATCGCACACTTTCGTCCACTCATGCCAAAGCCGTTCGGCTTCAATGTCGAGCTCCGGGTTGCCTGTCCGCACCTGCGGCCGGATGCCTTCGCCCACCACCGATGAAACAAACATCAGTTTCGCTTTATTTGCGTGCGGACTATTGCGAATCTGATGCCGCGCCCGCTCGCGGAGCTTTCGCCCGTTAGCGCTGGTCACGGCGTTAGCAGAGCTCGCGCGTTCCCCCCACTTCGACGTACGCCTGCCAGCCTTCGCCGCGTTGTAGTACGTCCGCTTGTGGCCTTCCGCAAAGCCTAGCGCATACGCTTGCTTTTCTGCGGCTTTGCTTGGCTTCTTATCGCGCTTCTTAAATGGCCACATCATCAGCCCCTTGAAGGTCTGGCGCGGTAAACGCGCGGAGTCTTGGCGATGTCGCGCCGCATACGCGATGCCAGCTTGCGCATATCGGACAGGCTTTGATATTGAACCTCTTGATCGCCAATGCGAACACGGGTCACGCCTTTCTTGATGGCGGCTTCCAAGTTGGCCAGGTCTTCGGCTGTATACATAGGCCTAACAATATGCTTCAAGGCGCTCGTTGTCAATCGCTAGCGCCTCAAGTAGCCGCCCCGCTTCGGCCTTCTCTTGGACGCTTGCTCGCTGTACTTTGGGCGGATGTCGGCCACCTTCGCTTTTGTCCGTTTCTTGGTGCTGGCGCTCGCCGCGCGCTTGGCCGCTTGCTCGAGATTGCGCCCGCCAAGATAGAGACCGTGAAGCGCTGCGACGTTATACACCATCAGGTCAAAGGCTTCATTCCTCGCATGGTCCGGCTTCCACCAATAATGCACCGGCCGGCCTTTGACGTATCGCGTCCGGCGTTTCTCCACGGTGAGCTGCTCAAACCATGCACCGTCAAGCGAATCGCTGAAGTGAACATACCCCGCGCCGGCCTCCGGTATCCGTAAGCGGCGGTACACCTTCCACTTGGCTTCACCTACGCCGACCCGATAGAAAAGCCCGACCTTGGTCTTTTTCGGCTTCTTTGGCCATATCGGGTCTGTACTGGTGCGGCTTCCCACGATGGCCCACACGTTACGGCCTGCCCTTTGTTTGGCGAAGGTCCGAACGGCTGAAGCGTGGTGCCCACCTGAATCGACACAAGTGGCTTGCAGCCGCATCAGGTTTCCGCCCTCGTGGAGCCACTCCCGGCCAAGGTAGATGTCGAGCTCTGCCCATACCCCCTCTGGCGATTGGCCTGAATGCGCGGCCGGGTCTCCGTACCACACCCGGTGGTCAATCACGTAGCACTCTTCGCCAGCCCCCCAGCCGACCACCAGCGCTTCAAGCCGGTCGTCTTGGGTATCGACCGCGCAGGTTAGCCAGAGCACGCCAGCCGGCACTTCCGGACCCTTGCCGGTCCGCTTGGCCTCCACGCCGAAAGGCTCACGCCTGCCAAGCAAGCTGTGACCGTCCACCGCTTCACCTTGGTCTTCAAAGGTCTCTGCCAACCGCGTGTTGACGAAGACCTGAAGGCGAACGGGGTCTTTGGCGCTCGCCCGAAACTCTTTGGCCAGCTCGCCAAAACGGACCCATGGCGAATAGAGCGCCGAAAGGTGATAGCCGGCGATACCGCGCGCGCTTTCGGCCGTTTCCTGCCAATGACCTTGCGCCAATGCCTTGGCCTTCTCCGCGTCATTGATGAGCATTTCACACTCAATGCATTGATAACTTGCGTCTTCCGGCCGGTCTTTGGGCCACTTGACTTGCTTCCAGACCAGCGCTTGAAAGGTTCCGCAACGTGGGCATGGGATTTCATACCGCCGCTGGTCGCTTTCCGCAAAGGCCGCTTCGATGCGTGATTCACCCTTGATGGTTGGCGTGCTCGTCATCAGAATCTTTCGATTGCGAAAGGTCGCGGTCCGCTTCATGGCTAGGTCAATCGGATCGCCTTCACCACCGGCATCCAGCGGATAACTATCAACCTCATCGAAGAACACAAAGCGAATGGGCTTTGAGCGAAGACCGGCTGGCGCATTGGCCCCCACGATATACAGCGCACCACCGGCAAACTCTTTGTTGCGGAGCGTGTTGCTTGAGTCTCTTGAGCGCGGTGGCGCTACCTTATCCCGAAGAGCCGGCGAGAGCTCAATCATCGGCGCGATCCGTTGCTTGCTGAAGTCGTTGGCCAGGTCAACCGTCGATTGAACGGCCAAGGTCGGTCCGGGGCTGTAATCGATGATGGAGCCAAGCCAATTGTTGCCTATCTCTGTCTTCCCCACCTGCGCTGCCCACATCAGCACCACTTGTTCGGTGTCATCGTGCGCGCTCAGTTTGTCCATAGGCTCAACGGCATACGGTGTCCGGTCTGGCCGATACCTGCCAGGCTCCGCGCTAGTCCGGCTGTCAAGAAAGCGATTGGCCTCTGCCCACTCCGTAACGGTCTGAAGCGGTGGCGTGTCAAGCCCTTTGCAGAAGGCTTGCGCCAGGTCGCTGGTGTCATTCGTCGCCACGGCTTACCTCTGGCTTTCCAGCCTGCCAGGGTTGAGCGCTTAGATATTCCACCGCGTGAGCTGTGCAATAGAGTTGCAAGAAAGCATCGCCAACCGTGCCGCCTTCGGTCCATTGAACGCGATGCGTTGCCGGTTTATCGCACCCAGGCCGCCAGCACTTTTGCTCACTCATCGGCAAGGGTCTCTGCGAGCTCGCGAAGCGCATCGCGTATCTCGCGTTCGAGAAAGACGCGGCATTCGTGCTCACTTGCCATCATCGCCACCTGGCCCGCACATCGGTCAGCCAAGCCGAGCATTCGGTCACGGGTCGCGCGCGCGAGTGCGAACCACTTTGACTCAACCGCTTTCCGCTCTACCAGCTCGCCACGGCGTTCGGCGTTCTCAAGCTCCACTTTGTCAGCGAGCTCTTTCTCTTTGCGTGCTCGGTGGTAGTTAAGGTCGGCCGCTTCGACGGCATCAGAACCAACGCTCTGTCCGTCGCTTCTTGAACGGCTTTGGCTGGCCCATTGCCGGTCTGCCGCCTCAACATCAATCCGGCCGTCGCGACCGCGCTTTATCCATCCTTTGTCAATGGCATCGTAGACGGCCCTTCGCGACGTACCGCGCCACCCTTTCTTCTTACGATACTCCGCATATTCGGTCACGGTAAGTTTCACTTTACGCTCTCATCGTAATAGGTGGCGCAAGAAGCTAAATGCAGACGCCACTCGCTAGCGTTTTTATGCACACGCGCGGCCACC